AGTTGCACGCCGAGAGCATGGCGGCGCGAAACGCGCACAGCCCGATCGCGACAACGATCCCAAGTGTTGCAGACCCCATGCAGCAAATCCTCTCGGCTCAGCAAGCGGGGATGGAACCGCGAGAGAACCCCCTCTCGTCGCTTGGGGCCTTTGTCGAAGAGAAGCGTCGCCCAGGTCGTCCACGGCGCACCCCGATTGAGGATGCTGCCTGATGGCGAAGTTGGAAGCGCGAACACCGATGCGGCGGGTTACGATTTCGGGGGGCAATTTCTCTGCGAAAATCGCGAAGCAGCCGCCAAAAGGTTCGTCGGTCGTCAAGGATCTCGGCCGGCGTCTTGATGCCAAAGCCAAGAGCCGGGGAAACTGATGGCGAAAGCTGTCTTCAACGAGTGGCCGCCCTCAAGGATGGGGCAGGCGGGGGCTGATTTGATCGCTCTGGGAGAAAAAGCGAGTCTGGAGTTCGACGCGAATGGTCTGCGTCGTTATGTGGCGAGGATCGCGAAGCAGCCTCTAAAGCCAGGGGCCGAAACGATCGGGATGGAAGGTAGCTGATGGCGAAGTTGACAACGAAGGGGCGAGCTAAGCTGCCGGCGGCTGAATTCGCTGGGCCGGATCGCAGTTACCCCGTGCCGGATCGTGCCCACGCAGCGAATGCCAAAGCGCGCGCCACACAGGCGGCAAATGCTGGCCGCATCTCTCGCGAGGTTGAGAAGCGCATCGACGCCAAAGCTGATCGCGTTCTCGGGCGGAAGAAATAGCCGAGATGCCGTCCAAGACACCCGCACAGGCACGACTCATGGCGGCTGCCGCGCACGATTCGAAGTTCGCGAAGAAAGTCGGCGTGCCTGTGGGGGTGGCTAAGGACTTCAATGCGGCCGATACCGGAACCGGCATCATCAAGCCGAAGCGCAAAGTCAGCACGTCTCTGAGATACCGGCGCGGCTAAAGCCATGAGTTTGTTGTCGATTTGCCAGAACGCAGCAAACTGCCTGGGCGTTACTGTGCCATTAACCATTATCGGGTCTTTTGATACGGCAGCTGTCAGACTATTACAGTTGGCTCGCCGCGAGGGCGCCAACCTCTCTACTCGTGCGAACTGGGTCGCGCTGGTGGTCGAGAATGTATTTGTGGCAAATGGGACGACATCGGACTTTTCGCTGCCGGCAGATTTCCGCTCGATGGTCAACGACACGCTATGGGATCGTTCGCGGCGCTGGCAAATGCGCGGGGCGATGACGCCGCAGCAGTGGCAACTCTACAAATCGAGCATCATCGGTCGGGCGACTATCGAGCGTCGGTGGCGCATTCGCGTATCGAGCGGTTCTCCGGCTGGCGCGCCGGCGACATTCGATATCGATCCGCCGGTAAACAACATTACTACAAGTCCGCTGCTCAACGAGGACGGGTCGCCAATCCTAAATGAGAATGGGCAACCGATCCTTGTGGAAAAGAACGTAGGGGGCGGCGTTTTTGTTTACGAGTATGTGTCAAAAAATTGGGTAATATCTACAACTGCGTCACAACTCGCTGGGGCAACACCGGATACCGGAGGTAGCGGATACGCTGTCGGAGATATAATAGTCCCGGATCATGGCACGGTGCCAATAGTACAGTCCCCTTTCTTGGTGGTCACTGGTATCGCAGACGCTACGATAGGGAGCATAGGGGATTTGGAGGTAACACAACCTGGACAATATAATGCTACGCCTAGTAATCCGGTCGGGCAATTCAGCACTACCGGGAGCGGCGTGGGGGCCGCATTCAATTTAACTTATTGTGGCCTAACGCAAAACGATTGGGTTGCCGACACCGATACGTCCTTGCTGGACGAAGACCTTATTGAACTTGGCGTTATCTGGCGCCTGGCTCGGCGACTGGGATTGTCTTATGATGAGGAACGCGCGGAGTACCTTAATCAGGTGGGGCAGGCGGTAGCGAGAGACGGCGGCACACAGACGCTTCATCTAGCGCCGGTTGACCGGCTAACGCTAGTCGGTCCGTATAACGTGCAAGAGGGGAGCTTCCCCGGAGCGTAAGATGGAAACTCTCGCATCAATCCTTTCCGGCGCTGGCGGCAATCCCTATCAGGGGAGCGGGGACGGTGGCGGGATATCGCCTTTGTTGAGCCAGATGCTTCTGGCGAGGCAGATGGGGTCTCCACAGCTTGGGCAGCCTCTCATGCAGCAGGGAATGATGCCTCCAGGTATTGGGCAGACACCGCAGCCGACGCCGCAGCAACAACCGACAATGGGGCAGCCGGCGTTGCCGCAGGGATTTGGTAGTCTCGGCGCGTTGCCGGCGCTTATCTCAGGCGCTTATTGATGAGCTTCCTGACCGACGCAAATCTGATGGTTGCGGGGATGCCGGTTGGTTTACAGCGGCTATTCTCGGCATTTATTGTGGCTGAGATCGCCGAGCAGGAAGGCCTTATGGCGGAGCTGACGACCATGCCGGCGCCTGATCCGATAGCCGCTGATCAGGTCGTCATGGCGGCGCTCCAAGCGGTTATCCTGGCATAGTTCGATGGCAATCCGTCCATCAGTTCTGTTTGGCGAAACTCCTGTGTCGAATTCGGCAGCAGCGCTCTATACGGTGCCCGCGAGCACGACGGCAGTGATCACGCGAGCAGTAGTTACCAATGTAACGGCATCGCCCGCGACGTTGACATTATGGCTTGTGCGAGCTGCCGGGTCGCGAGCTGATGGGAATATCATTGTTGGCGCCGCTGCGGCGGGGCAATCGATTGGTGCGGGGCCGGCGGAGCCAACTGTGTTGAACGCGTTAGCTGGTTTGGTGCTGAATGCGGGAGATGCCATTCATGGATTAAGCGCCACGGCGGCGGCGCTCAATATCGTTGCTAGCGGGTGGACTCATTAAGATGGTCTCGCTTCCTTATCTTTTGGTGAATGGCACGCTCGCCGACGCCGATCAGGTGATGGCGGATTTCAATGCGCTTAATCAGGGGATAGAGGGATTAGCGGAGAACATTACGCGAGCTGGCATTCCTGCTGTCACCGTCAAAGCTGCGTCATTTTTTACGACAGGTTATGCTACGATCGGGGATCGCGGCTCCGGCGGGCAGTATGTGCCGGGCGCGGCCACACCGGCATATCGCAAGCCGATCCAGGATTTTTCCGGCGCTTATTGGTATCTTGCCAATGGTCCGTTTATCTATACGAACGCTGGTCACTACGGATTGGTAGGAGACGGGGCGACTGATAACCACGCGGCTATCCAGGCCGCGATCGATCATACTGCGGCGCAGGGAGGTGGCGGGACAATAGTATTCCCGATCGGCGCATTCGTCATAAAGACCGGACTTACTGTATCGACTGGGATGCGTTTTGTGGGCGCGGGCAACGGTATCGGCCCCGGCGGGACCGTTGTTGGTGGTACACAGATTATATCTGACATTACCTTCAAAACAGGGGATATGATCACCTGCACTACAAATCAAGCAGTTGAATTTCATAGCATTGGATTTAACGGGTTGGGGGGTCCATTTGCCCGTACGGCTGGCGCCGCTATCAAGATATCAGGTGTTTTGAGTTCCGGCACGATTAACGTATCTTCAATCGTTCGGGACTGTGCATTCAGCAATCAATTTCAATGCATCCGTTTAGCCGAATGCGCTGTAAGCGTGATAGAGTGTAACACCTTTATTGAGTGGGGGCATTCGGCGGTCTATGCTGCTGATGATTATAGCATAGAGGCTAATGGCGGTCGGATAAGCAATAACTACTTCTTCGGACAGGTCGATGCTGCGACAACCGCATTAACGTGTATACTTTTAGAGTGCGGGTACACTACCATAACTAATAACTTGATACTCGGGTGCCAATTTGGCATAGCATATATTCCATCTCTCAGCAGCACGGACGCGGCGGCTATTCTCATCGCCAATAATTTTATTGAAGAGCAGGCGATAAAGGGTATTGTATTTATTGAGAACGTAAGTGTTACTGCCGAATTAACCGGTGTTGTAATAACCGGTAATGAATTTTCGAACTTTACTAATGTGAGTGCGTTTCAGTCACATATCTCAGTTCTCGCTGGGGCAGCGGTATGGATAGCCAATATTGTGATTTCACATAATACGTTCAGGAGTGGTCTGACGCATGCGGGGGGCGCATACATAAGCATTCAAAGCGGTGATAATGTTGTGATATCCGAAAATGTAATCAATATGAATAACCAGGACGGAGCAGGAGGGATCGTCATAGGCTCTCAGCCTACTGGGCACATATTTGTTTGCAACAACTTGTTTGCCCTTAAGGGCGCAGTCGCCTTGTACGATTGCGGGTCGAATGTGCGGATAGTGGACTTGAACTTGCAACTGGCGGTCGCCGACCTGGGGAGTTGGGCAAACGGTAGCCAGTGCTATGTGAGCGACGGGCAAGCGACATCGGGGGTGGATCAGATATTGATTGGGAGCGGATCGGGATGCACCGCCAATCGAGCTAGGGGGCAATGGCTCGCGCCCTATGGATTGACTGGGTAAAATGCTTAGCGCTGCTGAAAAAACGCGGTCTAGCCGACGAATCGCGGCACCACAAGAGGTATCATCACCGCTATTGGGATGGAATACGCGCGATCCGTTTGAGGCAATGCAGCCGACCGACGCGATCTTGCTAGATAATTGGTACCCTGACTTTGGTGGCGTATCTGTCCGCAAGGGGACGCAATCCTTCGCTAACGGGTTGGGTAGCGGCAGTGTGGAGACGCTATCGATCTTCAGCAGCAATACAACCAAAAAAATGTTGGGAGCATGCGCCGGATCTATCTTCGACGCATCAAGTGCCGGGACGGTAGGTGAAGCCATAAAACAAGGATTTACGTCTAATCGCTGGCAGGACACGATGTTTAATGGGCATCTGTTCTTAGCGAATGGCGCAGACAAGGTGCAGATATACGACGGTGCTACGATGAGCGACGCCGGATTTACCGGAGTTTCGCTTGACACGCTAAAGGGGGTGGCAGCGATTCATAATCGCCTGTTTTTCTGGACGGGCGGCGACCCCAGTTTCTGGTATGGACCCGTAAACGGTATTACTGGAGTACTCGCGAACTTCGATCTGAGCACGGTACAGACAGAGGGTGGCAATCTCATTGCCGTTGAGGTTATGAGCTACGACGGTGGCACGGGTATTGACTCTTATACCTGTTTCTTTATGTCTACTGGCGAATTGCTTATGTACGCGGGATCGGACCCGTCTAATCCGAACAACTGGGCGCTTGTGGGGCGCTACACCCTGCCGCCGCCAGTCAATACCAGAGCAATTGTCAGGTTTGGTGGTGATATCTACATCGCCACAACAAGCGATCATCAGCAACTCTCCAAGATGCTTATAGCGGCAAAGTTGGGAGAGACGGTGCCGCGCTCAAAGATCGCGGGAGCTGCTACCGCAGCCTATATGGCCGGCGGGTCGTTGTTCGGGTGGCAGGCAATATATTATCCAGCAGGCTCGCGGTTGATTTTCAATATCCCGAACCCAGACGGAACATTTGTTCAGCATATTTACAATACGTCCATCCAGGCATGGTGCAGATTTCGTGATATGCAGGCGTCCTGCTGGGCGGTTTTCAATGACGCTCTTTATTACGGAACTGCTGGCGGACTCGTAAACAAGGCAGATACTGGATTTCTTGATAAGGAAACGGCTATCGCAAGCCGCAGTCAACAGGCATGGCAAAGCTTTAATTCACCGCTCTTGAAACGGCTTACGGCATCGAGAATTGTCGTTAGAACCACAAACCAGGGGGCGTCATATTGTTTTGAAGTTGCGTTCGATTATCGCAATCCAGGGTTTTTTGCGCCGATCAGCACGCCGATTGGCGCATCTATTTGGGGTGTCAGCACATGGGGCGAGTTCATTTGGGCGGCGTCGAGCCTATTCAGCGATATGCGATGGCACATGGAGGGTGGGGAGGGATCAACGCTGTCATGGGGGATCAAGGCTAATACCAAGGCGGAAACGCTATGGATACGCACCGATCTGATGCTTGAGCCGGGGAACATGCTGTGATTCGTGCGATGATAGGCGCAGACGCACCCATTGCTCGCTGGGTCGGCGAGCAGCTTGGCATTGATGATTTCGGGGAATGCGCGACGTTTGCGGTTCTGGACGATCGGCAGTTGATAGCCGGCATCGTCTTCAACAACTATCGAGGTCATGATATCGAGGTCACGATGACCTCGATCTCGCCGCGATGGTGTACTCGGTCGATCATGCGAACCGTGTTTTCCTATCCTTTTCACCAAATTGGGTGTAAACGCATAACTGCTTCTGTCGAGGACACGAATCAGCCCGTTCGGGCATTCCTCTGCCACCTCGGATTTCGACAGGAAGGCGTGATGCGCCAGGCGTTCAGAACCGGCCGCGATGCCGTGATCTTCGGGATGCTACGCGACGAATGCCGTTGGCTTGGGCAGAGGAACGATGTCAAAGGGCGGAACGAGCGCGCCACCCAGCATTGACCCGAACGCCTTAGCGGCGTCTCAGGCTCAATCTAATATAGCGACTGCGCAATCGCAGTCGGCGCTGAACAATGTCAACACATACTCGCCACTTGGCAGCTCGGTATTCACGCAGGGACCGGACGGTCGCTGGGGTCTTAACCAGCAACTCGGCCCATATGAGCAAGGCGTCTATAATTCGCAGCTTAATTTAGGCGGGAACCTCGCCAATCTCGGCAATAATGTTGCCAACATTGTAACGGGACCGGCTAATTACGGCGCCAATGCTCTCGGCGGCGCGTTTAACAGCATCTTTCCGAGCACGCTGAACCCGTCGTCTAATCTCCAGACTGGACTAGATTTTGGCAGCTTGGGCAGGCTGCCGTCCAGTACGGCCGATTTCAGCAATCAGGTCGATGCGGCCAGGAATGCTGCCTATAAGCAGCAGACTGGATATTTGGACCCGCAGTTCGCGCAAAAGGGCAGCGATCTCAGGCAGCAGCTGGCCGACGAGGGGATCGGCGTCGGTACGGATGCCTACAGCCGGGCGCAGGGCGATCTTGGGCGGCAATCGACGCTTGCTTACCAACAGGCGGCGGATGCCGCTACTACGGCTGGGCAGGCTGAGCAGGCGAAGCTGTTTGGCGAGGATTTAGCGGCTCGGCAGCAGGGCGCGAGCGAGCTACAAGCAGGGGGCGCGTTCAGGAATCAGGCGCTCCAGCAGATGTGGCAGAACCCTCTGACCGCGCTGCAATCGTTGTCCGGCATTGGGACCGGTATCCTGGGGAGCGCCGCACAGGATTTGACGACGCTCAACCCGCTTTCGGGGTTCCAGTGGGCCGGCAGCCTGCCGACGTTCGGCGGATCGCCGACAAGCGTTTCACCGGCAAATGTCGTGGGCGCTGGCCAGGTTGCTTCACAGAATGCGGCTAACCGCTTTGCCGCCGGGAATACGCTCAACAACACGCTTTTCAATGGTCTCGGGTCGCTTGGAGGCGCGCTCGGGTTGGGGAACGGCGGTTTGGGCAGTTTTTTCGGGAGCCTATTAGGCGGCAGTGGTGCTTCAGCACTAACAGGGACCGCCGCCGGTTCACCATTCTTGATCCCTGGCGGCGCCACGATAGGGTCCGATATCGCGACCGCCGGAACGAGTCTGGGAGGCGGTGGTCTCCTGGGATTCTTGGGTTTAGTATAAAATGGCTGACGCATCCCTCCTCGCCTCGATCATCAGCGGCACCAATCCGATGGCGCCGACGATGCTCGGCTCGTATCAGGGGGCGCAACTCCAGAATGCTGCGCTTGATCCGAACTTCGGACACAACGAGGGGCTGTTCGGCGCGCTGGCAAAGACGCTGGCCGGGTTCAGCGGTGGTAATGCGCTGCGGCAGGGCGTGCAGCAGACGACCGCTGCTAATCAGGCGGCGCTCCCGGATTTGGCGAAGTTGTTGGCGAATCCCGATCCTTACACGGCGCTGGCCGGCAATACGGCTGGATTCGATCCGATCGCCGCGGCTCGGCTGCTTCAGGGGGCGACGCCTGAGGATGTAGCAAAGGCGCGGCTGGCAAATGCGCAGGCGGCGTTCCAGGGGGCGCGCACAACTAACGCTATCAATCAGATGAATGCCCCTGCCGTCCCGATGTACACGTCTGATACAGCTCGAGCACCAGCCTCTTCTTCGGCACCTCTGGTTGGTGGCGCTTCTTCCTTTGGGGCGGTGACAGCGCCTGATGCTGTTCCCGACCCGGCGCAAGTGGCTAAGATGCCACCGGCATTGGGTGCGGCGCGGTTGAGAATGATGAGCCCCGCGGCTAAGGCGAAATATCTGCAATTGCTGCAACAGCTGCAACAGCAGGGGGGTGGCAATGCCGTTAGACCCCCAACTTGATCCCATTTTTCAGAGCGCGGCCGACCAGTACGGGCTGAAGCCGGAATTTCTCAAGGCGGTGGCGCTTACAGAGAGTTCCGGGAACCCGACTGCCGTAGGGCCGGTTACGAGATCAGGGCAACACGCTGGCGGTCTCATGCAGATCATGCCGAATACGGCTAAGTATCTTGGTGTGAACGATGTAAACGACCCAGCCCAGGCGATCCCCGGTGCCGCTCGCTATCTTGCTGAAGGGTTGCTTAAAACGGGGACTCCTGAGGGCGCGCTAGGGCACTATTACGGTGTGCAAGATCCTGGCTATATCAATGGGGTGCTGAAGAATTATCGATCTCTGAATGCTCCGCCGGCACCTGCCAATGGGGTAGATCAGTTAGCTGCGGCGCGCGGCCCAATGCCTGCTCCTGGCGCGGTGGCAACGAATGTTCAGCCGCCTCCGGGAGCGCCCGACACGCTGGACGCTGCACCTACGCCCGTTGCTCAGTTAGCGGCGCTCTCAGGATTAGGGACGACGCCTGGGGGCACGACGCAGCCTGGGGCGCCTCAAGCTACACGGGTCGCGCAAGCAGGGGCGCCTGACGATATTGATGCGCTTCTCGCTCAGACACAGAAGCTATTTGGCGGGGGCGCTCCAGCCGCAGCGCCAGCAGGAGCGGCAGTGCCGAATCTTCAACCCGGCGGTGGAGCGAGTTTTGTCCTGCCGGGACAACGACTTAATCCGGATTATATCCTTAATGCGCAGCGTCAGGCTAATATTGACGCTGTGCTCGGGGAGCAAACGCCTGCCTTTAAGGTAGACGCCTCGCGTATGGCTCCTGGCCTGCCAATGTCGCCTGAGTATCAGGGGCAGGCCGCATTGGCGGGGGAGTTGGGCCGGAACAGGCAAGTGATTGGCCCTGCCGGTATCGAGAATGTGCCTGGAAGCGTCGCAGCGGATGCGGAAAAGCAAGCGGCGGTAGCCAAGGCTACGGCAGAAGCCAAAATTACGGCATCTCAAGCCGAGGCCGCTATCAAAGCAGGGTTCGATCTAAAGCCGGCCTTCAATCCGACGACTGGATTGCCCGGTTATGTGAATGGGCTTGGGCATTTTTTAGCGTTGCAGGACGCGGGGACAGGCGCAGGAGCGCCGATCGTGTCGGAGAACCCATATAAAGCAGTGCAAGAGGCGCAACAGAAAGAAGCAAACACGTCCTTAGATACAGCCAGAAATATGAGGCGGCTCTCTGATGATTTTGTTTCAGAGTATTCGCACATTAAAGACCCTGGATACGGGCAACAGGGTATCCAGAAGTTGCGAAAAATTGGGCAGCAGATATTCCAGCTTAGTGGCACGGAAGCGCCCGAGGCGTTGACTAATACGACTTCTGCGACTGAGGCATCAAATTATATAAGTCAACAGCTTGTGGCGCAGGCCGCAAAAGAAATGAGTCCGCGTCTGGCGCGGCAACTTGTGGAACAGATTAACGCTGTTAAGTTGTCTCCGACGATTACCCAGGAAGGTGTGTCAAAGATACACAAGTTGATCTATGGAGCAACTCAGGAGCCTATAGACCGGGCGAAGTTTATGGCTGACTACTACAATGGGGCCACAGACGCTGGCGACGCGGCTCGCCTGCGAAACGATGCTATTACGCAATTCGATATGAGATATCCTTCGTCTGGATACAATGTCATTGCAAATGGGCCATTTGGGCCTACTGAAAACGCAAAGGCAGTCGAGGTTCTGCGGAAGAATCCCGGTGCTCGTGATGCCTTTGAGCGCCGCTTCGGGCCAGGATCAGCGGCGATGGTGCTGGGGCAATGAGCGACGACCCCTTCACCTTTCTCGATAAGAAGCCGACTGCTCCTGTAGCCGCTCCGATCAGTGGCGATGCACCCGATCCGTTTGCGTTTCTAGAGCCTCCCGCGTCCGCGTCAACGGATCGATTGGAGGCGGTCGCGCCCTACAGTGGCACAGACGCCATCGTTCATGGGATGACGCTGGGCTTGAATGAGCCGCTAAGGGCGCTGGCAACAGCAGGCAGCCGATATCTGCGGGGGGCAACGCCAGAATTTGATTATCAGCAACCGATGAAGGAGATACAGCGCGGGAGGGATATGTATGCCGTAAATAACCCGATATCTAACTTTGTGAACAATCTAGGGGGCGGCGTGGCGGGCGGCGGGATAGCTACGCTTGGTGCCAAGGCAGCGACGGTGGCCCCGACGGCGCTTGGTTCCCTGGGCCAAATCCTGAAGGGTGCGGCAACGGGCGCTGGTATGGGAGGGATAATGGGCGCGGCCGATAACGCAACCAGCATTGGCGAGGCTGCGCCAGCCGCGCTACATGGCGCTGAGATGGGAGCGGCGCTGGGAGGCGCGATACCAGCAGGCTTGGCTGCCGTCCCTGCGGCATCTCGGGTAGCCCGTGGTCTTCTTAATCCGTCTGGACCGGCAGCGGATGAGGCTGCGATTGCTGCCCTTGCCGCGCGGCAATCGCGCAGTCAGGCCGGTGGCGGCCCATCGATCGCGCAGATGTCCTCCCAACTGAACCAAGCGGAGACGCCATTAACGATTGCTGATGTTGCCGGCAAGCCGGTACGGAATTACCTGGGGTCGCTTGCCCGCTCCGATACCCCGGCAGCGCAGGTGGTTGAAAGCGCGTTGGTGGGGCGCGATCAGGGAATGGGGGATCGCCTGATTAATGTGATCAATCGCGACATCTCGTCGTCGCCGAGCGCCTTTGATGCGACACAAGCTTTAACCCAGGCACAGAAGACTAATTCAGCGCCACTTTATGAGAAAGCTCTAAACTCTGGGCCGCTTTATAGTGACCGTTTGCAGCAGTTTCTTGATAATCCTAGGGTGCAGACCGGCATCAATAAGGGTGTAAGAATTGAGCGAGATAATGCTCTAGCCGAGGGGCGCGCGTTCAATCCTAATGATTATGCGATCGTGAACTTTAATTCGGCTGGTGATCCAATCATTGGGCCGGTCCCGAATATGCGTTTGCTGGATACGGCAAAGCAGGGTCTCGACGACATGCTTGAACCGTATCGCAACGCCGTAACAGGGCACCTGCAACTGGACGGCGAGGGGCGTGCAATCAATAATGTCAGAAAGTCATTTATCAAGGAACTTGACAGCCTAAACCCTGATTATGCTGCCGCCAGGCAGGCGTTTGCGGGGCCGGCACAGGTTAAAGACGCTATAGCGCAAGGGCGTGATTTTTCCAGCTATGAACCTGAGCAAATCAAGTCTTTGGTGAGTTCGCTTAACCCTAGCGAAAAAGAGGGTTATCTCTTGGGTGCTGCACAAAGTTTGCGGAACAAGGTTAATGACACGAGCCTCGGGGGAAATGAGTCGCTGAAAATCGGCTACAGCACAGGATCGCAGCAGAGGCTTCGTCAGCTGTTCGATAGCGATGCACAATTTGCGCAGTTTATGAAGCCAATCGAGGAGGAGCGGTTGGGGGCGCGTACCAAATACAGCGTTATGGGGAATTCACTATCAGGGGAAC